CAAATACATTTGGAATGGCTGGATCGGCTTAGCATCTCCAGTTCTATCAAATACAGGAACAGATAGAGGATTACCTATCTCATGTTTCGGAATCGATACTCCAGACTCTGTTAGAGGTATTGGATTAACAAATGCCGAATTGATGAGACTTACTTCATATGGAGGTGGTGTTGGTATTTCACTATCTAGAATTAGAGGTAGAGGAACAGAAATTACAGGAAATGGGAAAAGTGAAGGAGTAGTACCTTGGGCTAAAATATATGATTCAACAATTATAGCAACCAATCAAGGTTCAGTTCGTAGAGGAGCAGCATCTGTAAATCTAGACATTAACCATGCAGATATTAAAGAATTTTTACAAATTCGAAGACCTAAAGGAGATCCCAATAGACAATGTCTGAACCTACACCAATGTGTTGTCGTAGATGACGCGTTTATGAAGCGATTAAATGATCGAGACAGCGAGGCTATGTCACTGTGGTTAGAAGTGCTTAAATCACGTGTAGAAACGGGAGAACCTTACATTATGTTTAAGGACAACGTCAATAAAGACAACCCTCTAGCATATAGAATGAACAATTTAGATGTTTCGATGACTAATATTTGTTCTGAAATTACTCTACACACAGATGAGGAACATTCATTTATCTGTTGTTTATCTTCACTTAACTTAGCCAAATATGACGAGTGGAAAAATACAGATGTTGTTGAAATAGCTACATATTTCCTAGATGGGGTTATGGAAGAATTTATCAATAAAACTAATGGTAAAGATTCAATGATTCGATCTCACAGACATGCTAAAAAAGGTAGAGCATTAGGTTTAGGTGTAATGGGGTGGCATACGTTTCTACAACAAAAAGACTTACCATTTAACTCACTAGCATCAACAGCTTGGACTCATACAATATTTAGTGATATTAAACTAAAAGCTGAAGCTGCATCTCGTAAATTAGCTGTAGAATATGGTGAACCACTTTGGTGTAGAGGAACTGGAATGAGAAATACTCACGTAATGGCAGTCGCTCCTACAGTATCAAATTCCAGAATCAATTCATGTTCAGCAGGTATTGAACCTCAACCTGCAAATGTTTATGTATTTAATGGTGCAAAGGGAACATTTATAGTAAAGAACCCAGAATTGGAAAAATTACTAAATGAAAAAGACATGAATAAAAGTAAATATTGGGATCAAATTCTAGCAGATAATGGCTCAGTTGCAAATTTACCAAACACAGTTTTAACTGAAGATGAAAAAGAAATATTCTTAACATTCCCAGAAATAAACCAATTAGCCTTAATCCAACAAGCAGCAATCAGACAACAGTATATTGATCAAACACAATCTCTAAACGTTGCTTTTGACCCAACAGATTCACCAAAATGGATTAATCAAGTCCATATGGAAGCACATAAATTAGGAATTAAAACATTATACTACCTAAGAACAGATTCAGTTATCAAAGGTGATATAGGATCTAGAACAAGTCAAGATTGTTTAGCCTGTGATGGGTAGTGGGTCTTGAATAAGTAATTTAAGGAGGGGTGCAATAGCATCTCTCCTTTTATATTTATAACTAAATTACCACTTATATGAAAAAGATAATTAATTGGTTTTCTGGTTTGCTGAAAGATGAGAAAGGCACTCCTTCATCCAAACGTTTTATAGGAATACTATCAGGATTAAGTTTATGTTTAACGTTGATATTAAACCAATTCTCAGCAATAGATGTAGCCCCATCTCCCGTATTAATTAATGCAGTAGCAGCTTTAGCATTTGGTGCTTTAGGTCTAGCTTCAGTCGATAAGATATGGGGTAATAAGTTACCCCGGAGTAGTTACCCCACCCAGAGTAATAAAGATAAATAAAAAAAAAAGGGATATGATATTAAAAAACGGTTCAAGAGGAAAAGAAGTTAGGGAACTTCAAGAATATTTAGGGATAGGTGCAGATGGTATCTTCGGAAAAGGTACAGAAACAGCAGTTAAGGATTGGCAATTAAAAAATAAACTAATGGCTGATGGTATAGTAGGCCCTAATACTTGGGATGCTATGGGACTGGCTACAACAGACAATTCAGAATCGTCCTATACAACAAAAAACGGATTAATAATTAATAAGCATTATTTACCAAGAGGTGAATATAAAACAGGACCTACAGATAAGGAGTTTGTCTTTATCCATCACACAGCCGGATGGCAAAACCCATATAAGACAATTGATAGTTGGGGTAGAGATAGTAGAGGTGCAGTAGCAACCGAATTCGTATTAGGTGGTCAATCCATAAAAGGTAATGATGATAAATACGACGGAGAAATGGTACAAGCATTTCCAGAAGGTGGATATGGTTGGCATTTAGGAAAGAATGGTTCCCAACATATGCATACTCATTCAGTAGGTATTGAAGTTAATAACTTTGGATATATTAAAAATGGTAAAACATATGCAGGTACAACAGCTCACGAATCTCAAATAGTAACTTTAGATAAGCCTTTTAGAGGGTACAAAACATGGCATAGATATTCGGATGCTCAAATTGAAGCTTTACATAAGTGGATTTTACATATAGCCGAAAGAGATAACATTGATGTTAGAGCAGGTCTACCAGCGTTAATCAAAGAAAAAGGGGCAGATGCGTTTGAATTTAACGAAGATGCCTATTATGGTAGAGTAAAAGGTCTCTGGACGCATGCAAATACAAGGAAAGATAAATCTGATATGTTCCCACAACAAGAACTTTTAGATATGTTAACAAGTTTATAAGAAATATTATGATCAAAACAACCTCGTTTACTTTTTTAGATATACTAACTTCTAAAGCAGGAATAATTTTAACACCAATTTTAACAGCAATGGCATTCATAGCTACATACTTTTTTAACCTTACAATGAACAATTATGAACAATACATAGCTATTATCTCAGTAGTATTTTTAGATGGGATATTTGGTATTATAGCTGGAACTAAACGTGAAGGATTTAAAACATTCAAAGCTATTAGTGTATTAAGAACGGCTGTAGTTTGGGTACTAATATTAACAGTATTGCTTTCTATAGAGAAAGGATTTATAGGTTCAGGATGGATAAGTGAGACAGTACTAATCCCATTCATGGTATTTCAGATGATAAGTGCACTTAAAAATGCATCTATGGCTGGATATATAAAAGTAGACTTATTAAACACAATCCTAGATAAGATAGATAAGCACAAAGGATTTAGAGATTAATAAAAAAAATAGGTTGGATGGGCTTCAATCTTTTCTTATATTTATAATCACATTAGAATACTTAAGTATTTAATTATGAAAAAGATACAAGAAAGAATATTTCCATTCATTATCACTCTCACAGCCCTATCGGTATCTGCGTCTGCAGCATTTTATTCAGTTAGTGGTTTAAGTAAATTATTTGCAGGTGCTACATTAGCAGTTATTATAATGGCTTCTTCATTGGAGATAGCTAAATTAGTAATAGCTTCACTATTATATCAATATCGTAAAACACTTCCAACAGGTTTAAAAATATATTTAACATCTGCAGCTGTAGTATTAGTATTGATTACTAGTATGGGAATTTATGGATTCCTATCCTCAGCCTATCAAGAGACTGCAAATAAATCTGGAACTATTGATGTTCAAATTGCATTGGTAGAAACTAAGAGAGATAATATACGAGAACAACTCACGTCATATAACGTGGAAAAAGAAAGTATCAACAACGCCGTGGCTGATTTGAGGTCTGGGTTATCTAACAATAAAATCCAGTATAAAGACAGCGAAGGTAATATAATTACCACAACATCTTCCTCAACTAGGAGAGCTTTAGAAAAACAACTTGACCAATCAGTAATTCGCCAAACAGAATTAAATTCTAAGGTAGATGGTTTAAATATTAAACTGTTTGAATACGAAACCGAAATAGTAGAAATACAAACTGGTAATGATTTAGCAGGCGAGTTAGGCCCACTTAAATACATTTCAGGTTTAACAGGAATTAGTATGGATAGAATTATCAACTATTTACTCTTAATAATAATTTTTGTATTTGACCCACTTGCAATTGCTTTAGTCATAGCAGCTAATTATTCATTTGAACAACTTGGTAAAAAATATAAAAAAAATATTTATGGTGAGGATGTTCCAGTAGAGGATTCTACCTTAAATGGTGGCTTAGATGAAGAATATCCTGAACCTAACGAGGAATTGAAAGAAGCTTCTGAACAGTATAAAAGTGCTGTAAGTGAAAACACACCACCACCTCAAAATAAATTTGAAAGATTAAAAAATTCGGTTACAAGAAAATCAAAAGGTGATGATTTAAAAAAAATCTATTAAAGTTTTTAAAATCCCTCAACATCCTAATGTTGGGGGTATAATTTTCTAATATTTATAATAAAAATGGGTATAATACTAAGAAATGATAAAGGTTCCGAATTAACTTTTAATGAAGTTGACGGAAACTTCCAAAGTTTATACTATTCAAGTTCCCTAGATGGTAGTACTTTAAACCTATACTACACAGGATCTGCAATTTCTCACAGTATTGACTTATCCTCAGTAGTAGGTGTACAAGGTATACAGGGAATCCAAGGTATACAGGGGATACAAGGAACTTATGGATTCACAGGTGCTCAAGGTGTAAAAGGAGAAATTGGTAATAGTGGGATGAATGGTACCCAAGGAATTCAAGGAGCCCAAGGTTTTGGTATTCAAGGATTTACAGGTACACAAGGAACTCAAGGTATTCAAGGGATACAAGGTTTACAAGGTTTAGATGGGTTATACGCCGCCCAAGGTATTCAAGGAACACAAGGGATTTTAGGATCTCAGGGTTCTACCGGATCTCAGGGTTCTACCGGATCACAGGGTACTACAGGTACCCAAGGAACAACTGGAAGTCAAGGTACTACAGGTTCTCAAGGTGTGCAAGGTATAACAGGAGACACAGGTACTCAAGGAACAACAGGTTCACAAGGTATTAAAGGTGACACCGGAGATACGGGTTCTCAAGGAACCACAGGTACTCAAGGTACAACCGGAAGCCAGGGTACAACGGGTTCACAGGGTACAACTGGATCTCAAGGGATACAGGGTATTGTAGGTTCTCAAGGTACAATAGGTTCACAGGGTACTACAGGTGATACAGGTTCTCAAGGTACAACCGGGACACAAGGTTCAGTAGGTTCACAAGGAACTACAGGATCCCAAGGTACAACCGGAAGCCAAGGTACAACAGGTTCACAAGGTATTCAAGGAATAATAGGTACCCAAGGAACCACGGGTTCACAGGGTATACAAGGTGTAACTGGAGACACAGGTTCTCAAGGAACAACAGGGACACAAGGTTCAACAGGATCTCAAGGTACTACAGGCTCCCAAGGTATTCAAGGTGTAACCGGAGACACAGGTTCACAGGGTACAACAGGAACACAGGGTTCAACAGGTACTCAAGGTATTCAAGGAATAAAAGGAGACACGGGTTCTCAAGGTGCAACAGGGACTCAAGGTCTAACAGGTACTCAAGGAACTACAGGTTCACAAGGAATTCAAGGTATAACTGGTGATACTGGTTCTCAAGGTGCAACCGGGACTCAAGGTCTAACAGGTTCACAAGGTATTCAAGGTATAACCGGAGATACAGGATCACAAGGTACTACAGGTACTCAAGGCTCAACCGGAATACAAGGAACTACAGGAGATACGGGTTCACAAGGTACAACTGGTTCACAAGGTGTGCAGGGTATCGTTGGTTCACAAGGTGCAACCGGAACACAAGGAATTCAAGGAATTTTAGGAAATACAGGTTCACAGGGTATTCAAGGAATTACAGGAGATGTAGGTTCACAGGGTACTACAGGTTCCCAAGGTATACAAGGAATAACAGGAGACACCGGTTCCCAAGGTACTACAGGTACTCAAGGTTTAACAGGAAGTCAGGGGATTCAAGGAATTTTAGGAAACACTGGATCACAGGGTACTACAGGTACTCAAGGAACAACAGGAACAACTGGAAGTACAGGTTCACAAGGTACTACAGGAACAACTGGAAGTACTGGCTCACAAGGAACTACAGGTTCACAAGGTACTACAGGTTCAACAGGTACTCAAGGAACAACTGGTACTACAGGTACTCAAGGTACTACAGGTACAACAGGTGCAGCAGGTACTCAAGG